CTGTAAAAGCCTCATTAACTGCTTCAATACTCTTGAGTTAGATAAGCACAATAATGAGGATATCAACACAGATATGGATGACCACGCTTATGATGCTCTGCGATATGGCCTAGCTTCTAAGCCACACAGTTACCACCCCACAACACCATTCAGGAGCTTTATATCCAACTCCCCAGTGGCTCCCATCAACTCAGTATTCGGATATTAGGAGATTAATATTATGGCCGACTTCCTTCCATTCAAAAAAGGTTCCCTCACTGCAACTGAAGTTAGCGCAAGCTATCCTTCCACTCCAGCTAAATCCATGAAGTCCAATCCTTCTCTCCCAGGTGGAGCAGATCAGGGTAATGGTATTGAATCCATGCCTTCCAAAGGCGGCAAGAAGAATGCTGCTCTGAACTTCAGTGCTGACGTTAAAGTTATTGGCTAATGACAATTTCTGTATCCTCATCGTTACTCGGTGAGATCAAACCAGAGAGCCTACTAAACGAGATTATTGAGAAGCAGACTGAAGATCTGCTGGACCAAGACTCATCTAAAGAAGTAACTCCTGCTGATCCTCTTGCTGGGCTTGGTGCTTTTGTACAAGAAGTATATCGCACTAACAAGACGCATCGGAATACTCAGGAGTCTAACTGGCTTACATCTTGGCATCAGTATCGTGGAGAACACTCTGCTGAAGAGATGGAGCGTATCCAGCTTGCCAAGGATCGGAATAAGTTTGCCTCTGCTCCATTTATTAAGCTCACTAAGACTAAGGTATTAGCAGCTTATGGTCAGATCATGGAAGTACTCACTGGGGATAACAAGTTCCCATTAGAGGTTACTGCCACTCCTAAGCCTGAAGGTATCGCTGATTCTGTCACTATTGATCTGAGCCAGAAGCCACAAGAAGATCAAACTCCAGACATGACTGGTGTGGATATCTATGGTTATGAAGGCGATGGTAATACACTAGAGCCTGGTGCTACATCTGAGAGTCTCATCAGAGGCACTTATAGCAAGCTTAAAGACTTCCTCAAGGGTAAGAAGCCTACTGAAGGAACTGCTCTTGATCGCACCAAGCAGATTGAGCTACACCCAGCAGATGAAGCTGCTAATAATCTCGATAAGACTATCCAAGATCAGCTGGAAGAATCCAATGCTGAGGTAGAGCTTCGTAAAGCTGCCTTTGAATCGTGCCTATATGGTACTGGAGTTGTGAAAGCTCCATTCACTGAAACCGTGGAGATGCCTAACTGGGTGAAAGACCCTGCAACTGGTTTCAACGTATACAGCCCTAAGACCAAGCTCGTTCCTAAGATGAAGCAAGTAGCTATCTGGGATTGCTATCCTGAAGCTGGTGCTCGTTGTAAAGAAGACATGGGTAACATGATTGAGCGGCATCTCCTGAATGCTAATCAGATTAAGAAGATGGCTCGTGGCTCTAAGCTGTTTGATAAAGACGCTGTAGCTAGAGCACTGAAGCGTGGCCCTGGCTATCAGAAAGAAGGCTGGGAGCAAGAGATTGTTGACCAGACCCACGACTTAAATGAATCCCGCTATGAGGTCTTAGAATACTGGGGCTTCATTGATATTGAGATGGCTGTCATGTACGGCCTCGTGGATGAATACGAAGATGAATATGCTCTGGATTCAGTCCTAGCTAACATCTGGGTAATCAACTCTGAAGTTATCAGAGCTACTCTCTCCCCATTTGATTCCAAAGAGATCCCATACTTCTTTGTTCCATACGAGGAGCATCCTTATCAGATTTGGGGTGTTGGTGTTGCAGAGAACATGCGTGATGCACAGATTCTCATTAACGGACATACCAGACTCTCCATTGATAACTTAGCATTAGCTGGCTCCTGTGTGTTTGAATACAGTGAAGCATCGCTAACTCCTGGCCAAGATATGTCCTTGTATCCAGGCAAAGCCTTCAAGAAACAAGGAGGAGCACCTGGCCAAAGTATATTTGCTATCAAATTCAATAATACAGCCCCTGAGCACTATGCAGCAATTGATAGGGCGAAACAATATGCAGATGATACAACTCTCCCTTCTTACACACATGGAGGCGGTGGAGGCATCCCAGGCTCAACTAGAACTTCCTCTGGCATAAGCATGATGATGGGAGCTGCTGCTCTCGGTATCAAGACTGTCGTTAAGAACTTCGATCATTATCTCCTCACTCCAGTAGGCCAAGCATTCTTCCACTGGAACATGCAGTTCAATACTGATGTGGAGATTAAAGGGGATCTGTCTGTGGTAGCTAAGGGTACATCCCAGCTGCTGAAACGTGAAGTGAAGTCTCAGAGACTGCTCTCACTCTTCCAGGTAGGAGCTAACCCACAGATAGCTCCAATGATTAACTGGGAATACAACCTAAAAGAATTCGTCAAATCACTGGATATGGATGCTGATAAAGCAATCAACAGTCCTACAGCAGCATTAATATATGCAGATATAATGAGAGGCATGAATGTATCAGAACCGGGAAGTAATGGTGGAAATCAGGGCAGCTCTCCTCAAGGAGGAGGTGGCCCTCAATCTCCTGTGGGATCAGTTAGACCTCCAGATGCTTCAGGAACTGAGGGAGGCACAATCGCCCCAGGCACTCCAACAGGGCCAGGGGAAGCTGGTTTTAGTGGACCACCTCAGAACCCTCAGAGCTAGATTAGAGGATAATTTAAGGTAATGGCAGCATCCACAAACATGGCTGGGACTTCTTCTGCAATGCCGTTACAGACGCAGTATGTTCCTATCACTATTGCTCAGAATCCACAGCCACAAGTCTACACTCCATCCATGTTGGCTAATAATGGTGGCTATGTCACACAACCTCAGCAGAGCACTAGAATCAGTCCTATTCAGTTAGCTTCAGGTGTTACTAAGATAGCTAATCCGACTATCTGGAATGGGGGCTCAGTCATGGGTGGATTCAATCAGATTAACCAACTTGGTGCTAAATACATTGGTACAGAACTTCCCGGTGTGTCTGGTACAGGACTGCTTGGAGGCACTTCTGCTACCGGAGCTTTAGCTGGAGCAGGTATTGGTGGCCTAGTTGGTACATTCAATCCGTTAGTAAAGAATAAAACTGGAGGACAAGTTGGTGGAGCTGTTGGTGGTGCTATTGGTATGTCTGTTGGCGGTCCCATTGGGTCTGCTGTTGGCGGTTTTATTGGCTCAACACTGGGAGGCTTGGTAGGCGGTGGTAAGCCTCATCCAGGAGCAAGCTATGAAGCTATCCTAGATGATAAGTATGATTACACACAGCCTTCCACTCTAGCTAAACATATGGGTACTGAAGGTGTAACACAGATTTCCCAAGAGATGTCCCCATATCTAAAGAATCTACAATATATGGGAATTAAGATACCTGCTGAGACTAGCGTAGGAACTTACATTGAATCTAGCGGGAATGGTGTGCTGTTCTATCGTAATAAAGATGAACGAAATGCAGACACAAAAACTAATAAGATCACCTATGACCCTAATAACAACGCAGATAGGGCTAGAGCATACAATGAGCTTTCTATGCAGTTAGCTAAGCAAGGTGGCGCAACTCCAGAGCAACTCCAATCCCTACAGAGCTACATCCCAGAAGGAACTCAAGCTTCACAAGGTATCGGTGTAGCAGCTCCTAATGTAGCTGTCAAAGACTTAAACACGAAGATGCCTAATAATGATTGGGCTGGATTCATGAAATCATATAACGCAAGGAACGCTTAAATGGGTGCATTTTTAGACGCATTACAATCCACTGGTGAATCAGCTGCTGCTCCAGAAGGTCAAGCTGCTCCACAAGAGCAATCGGCTGGCGTAGGCTCTCAGATTGAGCAGCATCTCAATGCTCTCCCAGATGAGCAGAAAGCTTATCTAGCTCAATACATGACTCCTGAGCTGGTAACAATTATGGGTATTCTACTCGGTGAGGAAGCTGCACAGTTCTTCTCCCAGTATGCAGACCCTTCAAAGACTCTCACGGTAGCTCCTGCACAGGGAAATGCTGGTGAGATGGGTGGTGGCTCACAAGCTGCTGCTCCTTCACAGCCTAGTATTGGTATTGCTCCGGCATCACCAGCACAAGGCCAACCTGCTGGCCCTATGATGGGACCAGTTCAACAATAATTGCAAGGCCACCCTTAATCGGACCCTTAACTCACGGACACTTGCAGTTGCAAACCCAAGGATATTAACATGATTAATACTAATAATCTATTCGAGCAAATAGATGCTTCTAAAACACAATTCTATGTCTCTGAACAACAAGATCAGAAGACTGGAGTAAGTTCACTAGAAGTGATTGATGCTGAGGATGCGGCCACTCCTTCAGAGGAATCTTCGGATACTCCTCCACAGGACTCTCTCCCTGATAGCTCCTTATCCCCAGACGAATTGAGAAAAGAACTAGATATTGCTAACAAGCGTTATCGTGATCTTCAATCCTTCAAAGATAAGCAAATTAAAGACTTGAAAGACAAGCTTAAAGACAGTGCTAAGACTGATGTTAAACTTCCTAAGACTGAAGCTGAAATTGAGGAGTTTAAAAAGAGTAATGAAGAAGCATGGGGATACATTGAATCCATTGTGCAACTGAAGCTCTTAGAGAACAACAAACAATTAGAAGAACAGTTCACGGAGTTGAAGCAGAGTCAAGAAGCTCTAGCTAAACAAAAAGCTGCTGCTGAGTTTAATAAGTATCATCCAGATATTGACTTGGATGCTCTGCCCTCGGACCCTAAGTTTATTAAATGGTTCCAAGATCAGACTCCAGATATTCAGGAACTGATACAGAAATCAAACAATCCAGTAACCTTTGCACGACTCATTACCATCTACAAACAAGATGTAGGTATCGTTACCAAAGATAAAAAAGCTGACAAGCTAGATGCTACTAAGACTATCAAAGTCACTAGCAAAGTAACTCCAGCCAGCGATGGCAAGAAAACATGGAGTTGGGCTGAAATTAAGTCCATGTCTCAGAGTCAATACGAGAAACATGAAGCGGAGATTGATGAAGCTGTTTCTAAAGGCTTAGTCACTCCATAACCCACAACAATAAAGGACTAACAATATGGCTTATCAAGCTGCTGCTGGCTACGCCCAGCTTCCTAATGGTGTTTATGCACCAGATATCTTCTCTAAGAAGATTATCAAAGCATTCCGTCAGAAATCTGTAGCTGACGAAATCACCAACAACGAGTTTGAAGGTGAAATCTCTTCGATGGGCGCTTCTGTGAAGATCATCAAAGAACCTCAAATCACGGTGTCTGCTTATGCTCGCGGTCAAGTCGCTGGCCCGGCTCAAGACATCATTGATGAAGATGTCTCTCTGACGATTGACCAAGGTCTCCAGTACAAGTTCCAGCTGCAAGACATTGAGCAAAAGCAATCGCACATTGATTATGCTTCGATGTGTGCTGACCAAGCTGGCTTCCAGCTGAAGAATGGCTATGACACCAACATTCTGGCGTACATGCTTGCACAAGCAACTGCTGGTACTAACCTGGGTGTTTCGGGTACTCCGATCACTGTAGGCTATGGCTCTGGTGAGAAAAGCCCTCTGGATGTCATCAATCGTATGGCTCGTCTGTTGGATGACAACAACGTTCCTGATGATGGTGGTCGCTTCTTCCTCGCTGCTCCTGCTTTCTATGAAGCCCTGGGCAAAGAAGACAGCAAAGCTATTGACATCATGGTCACTGGCGATCCGCAGTCCCTCATCCGTAACCGTAAGCTTGGCTCGCGTCCATACTTCGGTATGACGATGTTCAAGTCGAACAACACCCCACTGACTGCTAACAGCGAATACTCTGTTATTGCTGGTCATAAAGGTGCGGTTGCTACGGCGAAACAGCTTGTTGTTGTGGAAAACTTCCGCAGCCAAGATGACTTCGGTGAAGTGTTCCGTGGCTTGATGGTGTTTGGTCGTAAGGCTGTCCGTACAGAAGCCCTCTTCAAAGGTGCTTTCTCCCTCGGCTCCCTGTAATCTAATTAAGTAAAGGACTAATATTATGACTAACGTAACGACTCTTAAGGCTGGTGGAGCACTCGGTGCTTCTATTGGCAAAAGCGTGGTAAAAGTAATTGAGCACGAGATTGACATCGCTGATGTTGTCACTGCTGGTCTCACGACTGGTGGTGTAGTGACGATTGCTACTATCCCTGCTAACACTTACTTTGAGCTGCTTCAGGCAGAAGTAGTGACTGCTATCGTTCTTGGTGGCTCTGCTGATTTCAAAATGGGTGATACCGATGATGATGATCAGTTTGTAACTACGACTGCTACCTTGACTGCTGGTCTGGAGCTGACTTTAGCAACGCCTACTGGTTCGCTTGGCCCAGTATATAACGCTACCAAAGACATCACCATGACGCTGACTGGTGATAACATCACTGCTGGTACTGCAACGGGTAAAATCCGCTTTGTTTGGCTTGCAGCTGATACGGCTCGTGTTGCTCCAACGACTTTTGTTGGTAACGTAGACTAATGAGAGTGCTGAGTTTTTCAGCATTTTAGTTCAAACTATTAGTTTGGACGCTCTGGGGAGAGGAGAAATCTTCTCCCCTACTACCACAGGGATATAAATGGCATATAATTACTTAGGCTTAGTTAATCGCGTATGTAAGGCAATGAATGAGGTTGAACTCACTTCATCCAATTTTGCGTCTGTGATTGGCTTCCATGCTGATGTGAAAGACTCTATTAACCAAGCCATCCTAGACATCTATCGTGAAGAAGATTATGAGTGGCCCTTTGCTTGGGCCTCCACCACATTCGTTACCACTATTGGTACGATGGAATACAATAAGCCCTCCACGCTGCATAAGCTGGACTGGGATTCATTTGCTATACGCAGACCATTCATTGCTGTAAGCTCTCTCTCCAGCTCTGGTACTACTGCAACGGTAGTTACTGCAACAGCACACCAGCTTAACACTGGAGACTATGTAACGATTAAAGGAGCCACTCCTACTGGCTACAATGTTACAAATGCTTCCATCACGAAAGTAGATGCAACCACATTCACCTACTCAGTAGCTTCTGGATTATCCACCCCAGCTACAGGGACGATATACTCCATTCCATTCTATGCTGAAAAGAAACTCACTAAGATTGACTTAGATGGCTACCGCAAGCAGAAGTATGAGGAACGCGACAGACAAGCAATCATTGATGATGTGTATGAGCAGCCTCGCTGGGTGGTTCAGAAGTCTGATAACAATCTCACCATTTCTCCTCCATGTGATAAAGAGTACACAATCTACTGCGAGGGCTTCTCCACACCTACAGCCCTCTCTGCGTATGGTGATGTCCCAACAATCCCTGAAGCTTATGAGCAAGTGATTATAGAGCGTGCTCTGTATTATGCTTATATGTATCGGGACAACATTGAAGAAGCAGATAGAGCTGATGATAAGTTTACCAAGAGTGTGAACAACATGCGTAGAGTGTTAATCCCGCTCACAGATTATATTAGGTTTGAATAATGCCATCACTACAGACAGGGCAGCAAGGGGATAGATGGACAAGCACCGTTGTAAAATGCGATGGGGGTATTATGCTCTCTGCGGATGTACTTACAAGAGGCACAGATAACCCAGGCAGTGCAGAGATACTCCAGAACTATGAAGCTGCGGATCAGGGTGGCTATGAGCGTGTATTAGGCTATAGTAAATATGACTCTACCACACTAACTGGCTCAGGAGCAATCCTTGGAGTAGGTGTAGGATTAGGTGGAGTATTCGCAGCGAGGAAAAATGGCACAGATAACCAAATACGATATTCTACTGGTTCGGGCTGGAGTTCTCCTATTAACTCTGCTGCTCGTACTGGCTCTGTAAGCAAGGTCAGATTCAAGTTCTATGCGCTGACTACAACTAAAGTAGTTATCATAACTGATGGAGTGAATCCAGCTTTAAAATGGAACGGGGCTACAGACACACTCATCAATGGAACAGGAGCACCAGCTAATCCTAAATATGCTGAGATGCATCTGGGAAGATTATTCCTGAGTGGCTATTCAGCATCTCCTAGCGGTATATCCATATCGCTGCCAGGAGATGATACAGACTTTAATACCTCTGGAGCAATAGAGATATTCGCTAGAGATACAGTGATTGGGATTAAGAAGTTCAGAGATGAACTTTATATATTCTGCACCAACGGCATCCAGAAGCTTACTGGTACAACTTCAGCAGACTTTGCATTAGAAGATGTGACTACAGCTATCAGTGCAGTGTCTGGTGATACTGTGCAGGAGGTTGCGGGGGATATAATTTTCCTGGCCCCGGATGGCGTTCGCTCGTTAGCAGCTACAGTGCGTATTGGTGATGTGGAGCTGGGGTTAGTATCCACGGAAGTTCAGGCGCTGTTGAATGAAGTTATTGGGGCTTATGCGTCTGATGCGTTTTCAACTTGTGTGCTCAGGAAAAAGTCCCAGTATCGTATATTCGTACAAGATAGTAACATAATAGATGCTTCTGCTAAGGGCTTCATTGGCAAGCTTAAGGGGCCGGATCTTTCACGGCTTTCATATCAGTGGTCTACGCTTAAGGGGTTTAATGCGTACTGCGCTGACTCTGCATATATTGGAGCTAATGAAGTTAGTGTATTTGGGTCTCCTACCACGGGCTATGTGTATCAGATGGAGAACGCAAACTCACTTGACGGAGCGGCCATTGAATTTATTTATCGCAGCCCTCAGATCACATTTGGTGATGCTTCCCTACGTAAGGTACTCCATCGAGCTTCAATTTTCACCCAAGTACGTGGAGATGTTAGCATTAGTCTCAGTACAGTTTTAGAATTTAATAACATAAACTACCCACAGCCAGCTCCAATTACCCTCAGCCAATCCGGCGCAGTTTCTGTGTACGACACAGCCGTTTATGATACGAGTGTGTATAGCTCGATTCAGTATCCTGTATTTAAGGAAAAGTTAAACGGGAGTGGTTTTACTGCCGCATTTGTGTTCTCTGGTAGTAGTACTGGGGCAAGTCACCGCATTGATTCCTTTCATCTTGAGTTTGCAATCAAGGGGAGGCGTTAGGTGTTCTTCGTTTATAAAGTAACTAATCTTATAACAGGGAAACTCTACATAGGGATGACGAACAATATTGAGACGAGATGGAAGCAACACAATTATTCCGCCAAAACACACAAGTATCGTAGTGCATTTCATAGCTCCATAAGAAAGCATGGCATAGAGAATTTTAACCTAGAGGTTATATACTGCTCACACCATCGAGATGATGTTAGAGATAAAGAAACTATGTTTATCAGAGAATATAATACAACAGAATCAAATTTTGGTTACAATTTAACTGATGGCGGAGATGGCACATCTTTTACGCCTGAAGTCAGAGCAAGAATTTCTGCTTCAGTATCCATCGCTAGTATGGGACATGCTGTATCACCAGAGACGAGAAAGAAGATATCAGCAGTGCATAAAGGTAAAATACTTTCCGCAGAGACTAGAAGGAAGATATCTGAGGCTAAGAAGGGGCGTACTATGTCAGATGAAGCCAGAGCAAAGATGTCGGCTTCAAGGATGGGTCGGGTAATATCACCTGAAGCCAGAGCTAAATCCTCTGTTACTCAACGAGGAAAGATCATATCTCCAGAAACAAGAAAGAAGATATCGGCTGCTAATACTGGAAAGATACCGTCTCTTGAAGCTAGAAAGAAGATATCAGAAGCGAATAATAAAATTAGAGTTATTAGTACACCCGAAGGTATCGTGGTGTCCCATAACTTACAACAGTTTTGTAAAGATAATAATGCATCTTATGTAGGTATTCGTAAGTCTTTTAAGAAACAATTAGCTAACAAAACTGAGACACCATACAAAAACCTCTACTACTGCTTAGGAGTCCTATAAATGACCGGGTACACTTTTACAACGGCTGCCCAAATTTCCACGGGCCTTACTGTTTTGGCATCGACTTATACCACAGAATTTACCGCACTACAAAGCGCATTCAGCGCCACCACAGGCCATAATCACGATGGCAGCAGCGGGGGCGGTGCTCCAATAGCCCTAGCTACAGCAGTAACTGGCACTCTTCCCATAGCTAACGGTGGCACTGCATCTACAACTGCATCAGCAGCTCGTACAGCCCTTGGTCTCGCTATCGGCACTAACGTCCAAGCGTATGATGCTGACCTAGCTGCTATCGCTGGACTCACCTCCGCAGCTGACAAGGGCATCCAGTTCACAGGATCTGGCACTGCTGCTACCTACGATCTAACAGCAGCTGGGAAAGCCCTCCTAGATGATGCGGATGCTTCAGCTCAGCGTACCACACTCGGCCTAGTCATTGGCACTGACGTACAAGCTCAGGATGCAGAATTATCTGCTATTGCCGGACTCACCTCAGCTGCTGATAAGCTTCCATACTTTACTGGCTCTGGAACAGCAGCTCTAGCTGATCTCCCCTCCTATGGCAGAACACTCATAGCTAATGCCTCAGCAGCTGATGCTAGAACTGACCTATTAGTACCAGCTAGCGATAACACTGGAGTAACTGGTGCAGATAATATTAGTAACATGATGAGCCTCACTGCTGCTGAATATGCTGCGATTGGTGCTCCTAATGCTTCCACTGTTTACTTTATCGTAGGCTAGAATGGCAAATGGGATTAAAATTGGATCTACTAATATTGGCACTGTCAAGCTAGGCAGCTCCCAGGTTAGCAAGATATATCTAGGCACTACGGTTGTGTGGGCTAACCTACCAGAGCTATCGTTGGACTTTGAATCAAGCAGTGCTCAACGTATCTCGATGTCTGATGGGAACTTTGGTGCTTATGATAGAGCTAAGTTTGCAATCAGCTTGTGGGTAAAAAGAGAATCCACCACGACATTCATTAATGGCATGTATGGACATAGTGATGGTGGGGACACGGCATTCCAGCTATTCTTCACAGCTGCTGATAAAATAGGCTTTGAGACTACTACAGATGGCTCTACTCTAGCTGGCAGGATTCTAACCACAGCAACCTACTCTTCTACTGCGGCCTTCTACCACATCTTCGTACATTATGATTCTGCTAATGCTACAGCTGGAGATCGTATTAAGTTATGGGTGGATGGCTCAGAGGTTACTACATTTGATACTGATGTAAATCCAACTGCAAGCATCTTTAATAGCACCGCTGCTATTACTATTGGCGCAATTACAGCAGGGGGCGGTCAGCCATTTGATGGCTTAATCTACTGCCCCTCATTCTTCTCTGGCTCTTTACCCGCTGTCACTGATGTTAGAGATTCTGGCACTGGCCTCCCTAAAGACGTATCTTCTCTACCAGGCATCTTCTCCTTTGTGGATAACTTCGGTGGAGTTGTTGGATCTGATGGTGTTCTCGCTACTGACTGGACTAATGTTAATACCGTTGTAACCAGCTCCACGATACCAACGTAGTATATGATAGCCCCCCTATACCTCTTACTCCTCTCCATAATCAACGGCCCCATCCGTGGGGCATCAGATGTATGGTACTCCTCTAAGGGTATGGCTGCACTATATGTAGGCATTTTAACTGGCTTACTCGCATATTACTATGGACAAATGCCACTGGATTGTGGTATAATCGGAGCTATAACCACAGCTGGTATGTGGCTTGGATTCCTCCTCGGCTGGAGTCCCTTCTTAGGAGCCGCTATCAATGGCTGGCAATGGGCTACTAAGGCTAAGGTATTTACTCCATTTAGATGGTTTGCCAGTAAGATACAACCACATGTAGTAACTGAAGCCAATGCTCGTAGATGGGGAGTAGCTGGGTTTACAGCTAGAGCTTTAGAGTATTACCCTACATTCCTTGGATTAGCATACTACAACAGATACGCACCAATCTTCGGTCTTTTAGTATTCACTAAAGGCTTCGTCTATGGAGCAACCAGATACATCAAGAATAAAGAGAAATATAACCCTGTAAGAATCGCTGAATACCTCTATCCACTCGCAGGTTGGGGACTCGCACTAACACTAACTATTGTGAGTTTATAATGTCAGACGTAGAACAGAAAATATGGGAAACCCTTGGAGAACACAAGGGAAAGCTAACCAACCTAGAAGCCAGCCAATATCAAATGCAGCAGAACATCCTGAATGTGAGAGCTGAGCTGACTGGTAACTTCCAGCGTCATGAAGATCGTGTTGAGAAATGGCTCCACGAAGTTAAAGATGAAATACTTGCTCCACTCTTGGGCAGAGTAGCTCGTATGGAGAAGTTTATGTATATCGTGGCTGGAGGTGCTGCTGTGTTATTTGCAGTTATTAAGTTCCTCCCAGCAATAAAAGAATCCCTTCACATTATAGGTAATTAGCAATGGTCTGGAATCAAGCAGCCAATCAGCAAGCACTGGATACAGTCTTTGGCGCTGGTAAGGTACAAGCCGGAGAAGGCCGAGGTGATGCAGCCCTAGCTGCTGGAACGCCTCAGCAACGCTATCAGTATGAGCAACTCCGGGTAGCAGCTGGTGACACCACCTATAAAGTCCCAGGCATGTCCTCAGCTACAGTCCCCCTAGATCAGCAACTAGCTAATCAGGTGAATAACCCAGTGTTGCCCTCTGGCACTACTCTCACACCTATCATGCAGAATGTGCAAGCCAATGAGCTACAGACTCCTACTGCATACAGTCTAGGAGCAGCCCCTACCATAGCTCCAGCAGCTCCAATCGTAGCTCCTACGATAGCTACCGCCACAGCAGCCCCAGCTCAGCAAGTCAGCGCAGAGGATGTCCTCTCCCACCTCAATCAGACTGTAGGCCAAGTTGCCCCCACTCTGGTAGGCAATCAAACTCCACAAGCTGTAGCCCAGACTGGCACAGTCTCTAATCTCGCCACAGTGCAGGGCCAGTTAGCTAAGCTTTATGCTGATGCTGATGGTAAAGTCCCTGACTGGGCTGTAGGTGCTCAGACTGCTGCTAAAGAAGAGATGGCTAGACGTGGTATTGGCAACTCCTCCATCTCTGTAGCTGCTCTCACCTCAGCTTATATGCAATCAGCGCTCCCCATAGCTGCTGCTGATGCTGCTACCTACTTCCAGATGGATATGAAGAATCTGGATAACAAGCAGCAGACTGAGCTAACTAATGTGCAGATGCGTCAGCAGTCCCTCCTCACTGATGTAGCTATCGACAATGCTGCTAAGCAGTTCAATGCTACTTCCTCCCAGCAGCTCCAGCAATTTACCACTGGCCTTATTGCCCAGATATCAGACCAGAATGCTACTCGCAAGACTGCTCTCGATCAGTTTAATGCTGCTGAAGCTAATAAGATCGCTGCTCAGAATGCTGGCAACTCTCTTGCAGCAGAGCAAGCTAATCAGCAGACTAAATTAGCTATTGACAAGTTCAATGCTGATATGGTAACACAGAGGGAGACATTCAACTCCACGATGGCTGCTCAGATTGATCAAGCTAATATCGTGTGGAGACGTAGCATCAATACTCAGAATACTGCTGCTGTGAATGCTTCCAATGCTACTAACGTACAGAATGCTTTTGGGCTATCCCAGCAAGCTCAGCAAAACTTATGGCAAGCTTATAGGGATTATGCTCAGTGGAGCTTTACTGCTGGTCAGAATGCTGAGACTAGAGCTTATAACTCTGCTCAAGCAGCTAACAATGCTAAAGCAGCAGCGAATCAGAATGACATGAATATGCTGTTCCAAGCTGCTCAGTTTATCCCCTCAATCTTGTCAGCAGTATAAGGACTAATAAATATGGACATGTTTGCAGGAATCTTTGATGACTTAAGCTCATCTGTGAAGGGAGTAGGTGACTACTTCTCCAAGACTGTAGAGAATATTAACTTCAATAAGCTTACTAATAAATCAGCTGGTATGGGTAAAGATAATGCTCCTGTAGAGCTGAAGCAAGCTAAGATCTCCTCTGATGAAGGGCTGATTCCACAAGGCATCCCTGGCATTATGAATCCAGATCAAGCTGGGCAGGTACAAGGCAGAGGTCAGTTTGAAAGTGCTCCTTATCACAATTTAGAAGATAGGTGGACTGCTCGTATTCAATCATTTGGAACCAACATCAGTAGTGCTCGTGCTAATCCTAGAGAAGCAGGGTCAGTAAACTTTGACTCCATCAAATCTAGCATGGATGCTAAGAAGACTGAGAAGACACTCAAAATACTCACTGAAGGAATGAAGTAATGCCAGACATTAATCACTTTGATGCGCCAATCCCAGGGCAGTCTTTAACCACTCCTCCAGGGTCAGCTCCTTATGAGAAGGCTCCTCAGTTTGTGGACCCTGATGATGCTCTGGAGTTTGTGTGGAATCAAGTTACTAAGCCAGTGAATGCTGCTAAGCTGCTCATGGCTCTGAAAGCTGATGCATCTGTAGAGTATCTCACACGCGCATTGCTGTTCAACGGATTCCAGACTGGTAAGTGGACTCCTGATCTGGTACTGCTCATGGGTAGACCAGTGATGTCGATGATTGTCCGTATCGCTGAGGTGAAGGGCTTAACCGACATCAAGATATTCAATGATCGCACACAGTCTGAAGACCTTATGGCTGGTATGGCTGGCTTTGTTAAAGATAAAGCTAAGCCAGTGGAAGCTCCAGTAGCTGAAGACACAGAAGAAGAACCCTCTATTAAGATTGGAATGTTGAATGGCTAGTTTACTCACAGCAATCGGTGCTGGTTTAGTTGTAGGACAAGGCAGACGTATAGAAGCTGACCAAGAAGCTACGCGCAAAGCTGATGACATCAGAGCGCAGAAGCTTCAGGAGTTTGATTTCCAGACGCAGCTTCAGGACAGCCGGATTAAAGCTGAGATGAAGATGAAGGATAAAGAGTTAGCTGCTAAGTACAAAGACACTGGCGGTAATGCTCTGGAGATCTTTGAGCAGATGAGAAAGAACAGAGCTACGTATGGAACGCCTCCTGAAGCTTCTCCTTCTGATCAGCCTACCTCTGAAGCTGGTGTCACATCTAAATGGTCTCCTAAATCTACGGCAACAGATGATGCTGCTGTGATTGATAGTTATGATATGCAGATCGCCGCCAATCTAGCTAAGAATGATTTACCTAAAGCTACAGACGTGGAGAATGAGAAGCTCAGATGGCAGCAAACGAATAAGAAAGACCTCATGAAAGGGGACTCTACTTATCGAGATGCGTGGATGGCTTCTATTAAAGATACCCCGCTATACCACCCATCATTAACAGCTGCTACTCACTCTACTGTTGGCAATACTGTGAAATCAGATTTAATCACCACAGGAGATATTATTTATAACAACTTCTTAGCCAGTGGTATTGATAAAGATACAGCTCGAAATGTGACAGATGATTTTGTTAAACTATATGGACAAGTGGTTATTCCTTCTTCTTCTGCTTCATTTAACAGAGGTGAAACTGTTCCTACTAGCAAATCATTCAAGCCAGCATATCCTGCTGAGAGAGAAGCTGCCGCCCAAGAGCTATTACAAGCTATGGAGAGTAATAGTAACCTAGCTAAGGTTGTTAGAGAGAGAAATGCTCCTCTTTATAATTACATCAAGTCTATTAAAGCCACCAAAGAGATGGTTAACCAAGTAGACAATGCTCCGGTTACTAAACCAGTGATGCCTAATAAAACATACAAATCAGCAGCAGAAGTTATGGCTGATACGTCTTTAGGCACTCCACAAGATAGAGTTAAGAAAGTTAGAGAATTAGGATTATAGATGCCATATTCTGATGACCAGCTCCTAAAGCTTGCTCCAGACTATGTTCCAGAAGAGACCAATAATTCTCCTGTAAATACAGAACAGCCATTCCAGCAAGCTTTACCACAAGAACTCCCGTCTGCTTCTATACAAACAGATGAGGAATTGCTACGTCTAGCTCCTGACTATTCCCCAGATTATGGCACGAGACCTGACGGATCTACTAAAGGGAAAGGGTTTCTAGGAGAGTTAAAGAGGCCAGACGGTAACGTCTCCACAGAGATATCTATTGGAGTTCCTATAAATGGTAAAGAAACTGATATACCTTTATTAGTACCTACTTTGACAAAAGAGGAAGTTACGACACTTTTGTCTATACCGTTAGATGAAAACTTCAATAAAAATCTCCCAAACAATATTAAACAGAAAGCTATACAGTTTGCTACAAATCGGGTTAGCGAAGGTAGTAGTCCATTTTTTAGTGATAATAAAATAACGGAGAAGTCAGATGCTGAGCTTTTATCTTTAGCTCCAGACTACAAGCCAGAGCCTGTTACATCCTCTATAGCAGATAACGACACCACATATACTAAACCTGAAACTGACTATTCTCTGGGTGACTTTATTGAGGGAGCGAAAGCTTCTTATCAAAAGACTGCTCTTGGGATACAACAAAAAGCCTTAGCTGCTGCTGATACTTCAAAAGTTAAGCCAGAAGATATTCAATCCACTACAGATGCTCTTGCTTTAGGGCTTAAATCCTTATTTAATATAAAAGCAAAAGAAGCTATGGGATTAAGTGTCTCTGAGCTGCGAGAAGGTGGTGTAGATGTTGCTAATAAATTTGAAGATGCCTCTGTAAAAGCTAAGGCAGAAGGACGTACTGGATATGCTTTAGGAGAAATTACTGGAGATGTTTCAAAAGCAGCCTTAGCACCTGCTATAGGTGCTGGCACTGCTGGTGCTATTTCTGCGTTCACTGTCCCGGAGACAGAAGCATTAACTGCTAAAGAAGAGATACAAAAGGGTGGAATCAGTGCTGCTGTTGGGTATGGCTCAGGAGCTACTATTGGATCACTCCTAAAAACTAAAGCTGCTGTCCCAGTAATAGGCGGACTAGGTGGAGCATTGTATTCTTATGTATACGATCCAGAAGAAGATTTAGCTACTAATGCTGGTGTAGGCGTTGCTGCTGGTATTGGTATATTAGCTGCGAAGAAAGCCCCATCTGCTATTATTGATGTAGTAACTCGTAAAGCTAATTCTCTATTAGTCCCTGAGATACAGAAAGGGATGCCTTTAGAAGAAGCTGCTACTAAAGCCTTACAACAAGCAGACACCATTGCTTCTGAATTAGGACAGCCTAAAAAAGCTACTCCAGAACTAGATGAATATGACATGCCTCCATCTTCTGTTGGTCAAGCAGTGAATCTCACTCCTGAAGAGAAGGTGGAGAAGGGCATTATTGGCAAGAAGCTTGACAAGATTAAAGACGAAGACATGGAGATGTTTTATAATAAATATTATGATCGCTTCTCCTTTGACCAAAACACTGAAGCTAAGATACTAGGCCGTAAGAACTTTGATAGACGAATGGATGCTCCACTAACGTCTGCTATTCGTTCATCTAAGAACATGGATATATCGTTTATTCGTGCTCCATATAAAGATGGCTGGCCTGTGTGGAAAGAGGATGTAACCTATGGGGAAGCATTAGGTAGTAAATATAATGCTTGGTACTTTAATGTCGTGTCAGGCAATGTTACCCCTAAGAGCTGGTTGAAGGCTGATGCTAAAGTTCCTGGAGGAGCTTGGGTAATCAATCCTAATGCAGTCAGTATTGACTCTATGCTCAGCTTAGCTAAGAAACTCAAAGTAGATCCAGATGTAGCTCTCGGCTATGTAAGAGATTTACGGATAGCTGAAGATTTCAATAAGATTGCTAAAGTAGAATCCAGAAATAACATCTTCTTTAAAGCTGTAGATGAAGAAGGCAATGTGCTAGGCAGATACTTAGATGACAACGCAGCTAAAGTAGCTCATCCAGAAGCTATCATACAAGAAGTAAAAGGTCCGCACTTCATTAGAGTAGGTGTAGATGGGCAGACTGCTGGGGTCTATGAGAGTAGGAAACTTGCTGAGCAAGGTACTCGTTTTGATATCCCAGAGAGCATAGATGTTATTCGTGCTAGAATAGCTACTGCTGAGAAACAATCATGGGCTGTTCCTATGCGGAAAGCCTCTAAGGATTTCTTCACCCAGTCATTAGAAATACTATCTAATGATAAGTCTGGGAACATTAATAAAGATACTGCTCAACGGGTAGCTGCTTCTTATGGGGATTACTTCCCTGCTTATCGGAAAGACTACATTACAGAGTCTGGAGCATTTAAGCATGAAGGTATTGCAGCTAAGACTGGTATCGTTAGAGCTAAAGGCATGGGTGAAGGTGAATTAGTTTCTCCTGTTCAATCTTTAATGATGTACTCAGATCGTGTATCTAGCGCATTAAATAAAAATAGAACACTGAATAGAAAAGCTGATCTATGGGAAGCTTTAGGTAATAAAGATAAGGCTGCTTGGGATGAGAAGTTTGCTACTCCTTTTGAAGAGTATCAGCGACAAGTATCTGGCCTCACGAAGAAAGAGTTCAAAGCTAAAGAAATAGACGATGCCGTTAATAATGGAGAACCAGCTGAAGTAGCTAACTCACTGTATGTAGGTGGCTTAGAAGTCCCTAATACTAAAGGAATGAAAGGTGAGAAGCTTACTCTTCGTTTCTATCGTAATGGTAATCCTGTAGAGCTGGTAGTGAAGTCACCAGAAGAGATTCAGGCACTAAAGGGCTTACAGCTCTCCTCTCCTAGCGATTCTATATCAAAGGTAGCTAATGGCATTAAAAACCTTAACAGATGGAACATCACATCTAACCCAGTGTTTGCTACTTGGCAGTTCTTCCAAGATTCTTTCACCTATGGAATTCAATCAAGAACTGGCATGGTCCCATTAGTTGGTACTATCCAAGGAGCATTACTCAGTGCCAATAGAAACTTAGATAAGTTCTATAAGCTTAATACTGGTGGTGGGTCTACTTGGGGTAAGTTGGCTGAAGCTAGGACTGAGAAAGAAATCCAAAGAGCGATCAATGCGTATAAAACGGACATGTCCTCTGTATCTGGTGTGCTGTCTAAAATCCAAGTAGCTGCTAGTCGTGGTGGCTCCATGTTGAATAGAGTTTATACAGCTCCTTCAGAGATTGGGGAGAATGCTCCACGTCAGACAGAGTTCTTTAGATATCTAACCAAAGATGGCAAGACTGTAGCACAAGCTGCTCAAGCCGCTGAAGAAGTGACTGTACCCTTCAAAACTAAAGGCAGCGATGCTACGTTAAATAATCTATCTCATTACCAGAACTTCATCAACGCTTCCCTCCAGATCACTGATGCTGGTGCTAGATACATTAAGTATTATCCAAAAGAGTTTGGGGCTAAGATTGGTGTTGGTGTCGTCTTACCAGCTCTGGCTTTACAACAACAAGCGGTGGATTCTTTAGGTGATAACTACTACAAGATATCTGAAGATATAAGAAATAGAAACATCATTATCGCTAAGAAAGATCTGCCTGAAGCGGTGCAGAAAGAGCTAAATCAATACGCTCAAACTATAGGGGATACTGAAGCTATTATTATCCCTGGTGATTCATTCTACTATAAGACGTTTGCTGCTCCTATGGTGGCGATGATGAGTGATATTCGTCAAGGGACAGACGGTGCTCAGCTGGGTGCTCAGATGATAGATGGATTGACCAGCTTTGGTTCTATCCCAAATATCCTCCCAGTTCCAGTCGATATCGCGCTGAGCTTAGCTACAAACCTCGATTATAGAGATGCCCCTATTACGTCTGAGTATCTGAAGAAGTTGGATACATCCGAACAATATAAGCCTAATACTTCTTTACTAGCTAGAGAAGCTGGTAAGACGAATCTGATAGCTCCTACTGAGATGGACTATGTACTAAGAAGCGTGTTTGGCAGTACACACTATGACTTAATGACTCAGTACGCTATTGACCCTGCTTTACGGTCATTAAAAGAGTATCCAGAGAAGACTGTAAGAAACCCAGCAGATAACCCATTATTCCGTAGGTTTAAGACTGGCGGAGATGGAGCTATGACTTATGACAACACTTATAAGCTATACAACATGATGCGTGGCTTCGAGAAAGAGAAGACTAGATATAGTGATTATCTCAAGAAGATTGAGTCCCCTGAAGAAGATACCAGACTGACAGCTCAGAAGTGGTTGGAGAAGAATACTGATCTAGTCAATGCTATGGAGCTTTACTCTGATTCCTTTGATAAGATGGGTGAATACGTCAGAGGGGCTAGAGATATTAGCAATCGTACAGAGCTTTCTGGCGAGGAAAGACGTCAGCTCATAAATGAAAAGATGCTAGAAGCAGACGTATTTGCAAGAGATATTCTAGAGAGATTCAAGACTGAGCCGGATCTGAAGAAGTTCTATCCATATGCTTATAGCACTGGAACCTCTGTGGATTTGAAGAGACGTGGAGCAGAGTTCTTCCAAGGTGTTGGCGGGAAGATAAAAGAGAAGAAGGATGTACTCCTCCCTCCAATTACCTTCCCAAACTCTGAGCCTTCCACTGATAGAGCACCCCCAGTAGAAGACTTTTTCAATAGCAAATAACAGCAAATTGTGATATAATGATATCCTTATGAATGACAAAGCAGAGTCCTATAAAAAGGACATAGATTCCCTCCTCAATGGTGAAATAACTAACTCGTATTTTGATAAGAAATATGGAGCTGGCTTTGCTGCGAAACTGCTGGAAGCTTCCAAGGAAGTTACCAAGAGGAAAGCCCTCGATACCCTCACCAATCCTATCATCAAGTCTATAGCTCCTCAGATCGAGAAAGCTGTCAAAGATGCTTGCATGGAAGATTATATTCAACCATTGATTGAAGCTCATATCAACACCAGAGGATTAGACGGTGATGATGGGCTTGATGGGGATACTGGACCTAAAGGCGACAAGGGAGATAAAGGTGAAAAAGGGGATAAAGGCGATAAGGGGGCTACTGGCGACAGAGGCTCTGAGGGAAAACAGGGAGTACCTGGGATTCAAGGAGAGCGAGGAGATAAAGGGGATAGAGGAGATGCTGGCCCTAAAGGTGACAAGGGTGATAAGGGAGATGACGCTACACTAGACACTGATGTACTCGCCTCTACCATCAGAGACTATGTAGACTCTAACCCAGAGAAGTTTATCAAAGAGATCACCTATGAAGGTGGCGGAGGCGGTGTAAGCCTTGGCCGAGTTAAGAAGCTTATAGCGGAATCTGGTGGTGGTAGTGGCTCTGTAGCTACTGATGCTATCTGGGATGCTAAAGGCGATCTGGCTATAGGTACTGGCAGTAACACTGCTGTTAGGCTTGGTGTAGGGACTGATGGGTATATCCTATCTGCTGACTCTGGGGAAGCTACTGGGCTTAAATGGATCGCTAACTCTGGTGGAGGTGGTACTTGGGGTAGCATCACTGGAACGCTCTCAGCTCAGACTGATTTACAAACTGCATTGGATGCAAGAGTCCCTTATACTGGAGCTACTACAAGTGTTGACCTTGGCTCCCATGATCTTACAGCGCAGAATGTCCTCGTAGGCGGAGGCACTGGCTCAGGCAGCTCCCTAGATGTGAATGGCACTATCAATGCTTACTACTACAGAGCAGGTGCTACACTTATCATTGATAACAACGCCAATGCTTCATTCAATACAATAAATGGATTAACCCAAACCTCACAAGCAGTTGGCTTTACTATTGCTGGAGGGACTTCATCCAAGACTCTCACCGTTAGTGATAATGCTACAGTATCTGGAACTAATACAGGGGATCAAGATCTGAGTGGGTATTTAACCACCTCCACAGCAGCAGCGACATACCAGCCACTAGATTCAGACTTAACTACGATTGCAGGGTTAACTGCCACTACTGATAATTTCCTCCAAGCTAAATCATCAGCATGGGCTAGTCGTACTCCTACGCAAGTCACAGCTGATTTAATAACAATGGTAGGAGATTCTGGCTCTGGGGGAACAAAGGGATTAGTCCCTGCCCCAGCTAGTGGAGATGCAGCAGCTGCTAAGTTCTTAAAAGCAGATGGGACCTGGGCTGCTCCTGCTGCCTCTGTGTCAGATGGGGATAAAGGAGATATCACCGTATCTTCTTCAGGAGCCACGTGGACTGTGGATAATACAGCTATCTCTGAGGCTAAGCTATCTACCATAGCTCAGACCAAGCTAACGGGCGGGGCCACCTGGGGCGGCGTATTGGCTGCTGGTTACGTTACCGGAAGATATTACGATCAGCAGGGTACGGCGAGTGCTGGCGGCTCTGCGGCGGGAGCTGCCAATAGGATTGAGCTTGTGCAGTTTATGGTTGGTGCGGATATGTCGGTGGACAGAATCGGCGTTAACGTAGTTACCGGGGTTGGATCGGCAACCTGCAAAATGGTAATATACAATGCTGGTAGCGATGGATGGCCCGATACCTTAGCGCTTGCTGGTTCCTCTGACTTAGATTGTTCTAGCTCATCTTCATTTGTGGAGGATACGATTTCATTCACTTTCTTAGCAGGTAAGAGATACTGGATAGGTATCCGTCAAAGCTCCACCGCTTCATTTAGAACAGTTCCAATCGCTGCTGCCAGGTCTTTAGGGTTAACAGCTTCTAATAGTAACTTGTATTATACATGTATCCGAAGAACATTATCATATGCTACAGCCGCTACTGATCCTTGGGTATTCACCTCAACAGACCTAATCAGTAACGTGGCTCCCACTAGCATTCGTCTGAGAAAGGCATAACCCATGGAAGAACTTATAAAAATATACGAAGACAATGTATTAATAGAAGTAATTGATACAAGGACAGTAGCTGGACAGAAAGCTGCTAGAATACAACAGATCAAGGATGCAGCTAAAGCTGAAATACTAGATAAGTACCCTGAGTATAAGCAGAGGAATGCATTACTGGGATTACTCTCAGATGCTGAAATTGAAGAGATTAAAGTAGGTATTCAAGATATAAGAACGCAAGCTTCTGATAAGGAGAATCTGATTAATAGCTGCCAATCCCTACAAGAATTAGACTCTCTATATTTATAACCTCCAGATACAGGAGACAATATGCTAACATTATTCGGATCACTACTAGGTTTCTTAGGATCCTTTGCCCCACATCTGCTGAAGTTCTTCCAAGATGGTAAGGACAAAGCCCATGAGCTACGTATGCTTGAAGCACAAGCTGCCAATGCTGATAAGCTGCGCGAGTGGGATGCAAAGATTATGGTTATGCAGACTGATGCTCAAGTAGATGCAGCACAGGAAGCTGACCTATCTGCTAGAGGGAAGACTGATAGACCAGGCTTTATTGGGGCTTTAACTGAGTCAGTTAGACCTGTTATTACATATTGGTTCTTTGGGCTGTTTGCTTTCATTAAAGCTACTACATTGTGGTTTGTACTGCAAACTAATGGTATTCAAGCTGTGACAGATACCCCATGGCTACTATGGAACGAGTGGGATGCTGTGCTGCTGGCTACTATTATCAGCTATTGGTTTGGTGATCGTACTATGCGTAGGCTGAAGAAGTAGCCATGCGTGTATCTCCTAGAGGGATAGCTCTGATCAAGAAGTATGAGGGGCTTCGGCTCAAGGCTTATTACTGTAGTGCCAATGTGCTGACTATTGGGTATGGCAGTACAGGTAAGCATGTTAGCCCTGGGATGGTTATCACTAAGGAAGAAGCTGAAGATCTGCTGAGGAAAGATCTGATTAGGTTTGAGCTAGGGGTATCGAATCTATGCCCTAGAGTCAATCAGAATCAGTTTGATGCTCTGGTTAGCTTTGCATTCAATCTAGGGCTGGGGGCATTACAGAGAAGCACTCTGAGGATGAAGGTGAATAGAGGGGATGAAGTAGCTGGAGAGTTTATGAAGTGGGTCAGAGGAGGTGGGAGGATACTCCCTGGGCTGGTGAAGCGAAGGGAAGCAGAAGCAGCTTTATATACTGAATAGCAAAAAGCCCCAGTAGTTAGCTGGGGCTTTCTCATGAGTGCTCTTCTTACTAGGTTTTATGTCCGATACTTCCTATTAACTACTTACCCATATCGAGAAGAGCTTGGTGTGCTAGGACTCTATGATATCCCCTGGAAAGGTGAGTTAATAGGTGTTTAGTAGGGGAAGATGGTGTGACATTATTAGACAGAAGCTCCTTCACACTAGTGGCTGGCCAGTCTGCCTCCGTTGCATCTTCCCCATTCATTAACCCGCATTATCGGGTGTATCAACTCTCCACAAATGGCACTACTTGCGGCTCAAGATTAAGCTCAGCAGTTACCTTGAATGTATTGAACTTAGTCATCTCAATTTTACTCATCAATACTTGGCTAGGAGCCAGCTTGTTATACCATAGCACAAGCTCTTTCACCTTGTCAATAGTTACTTCAGTTTCAAAGCTTACCATTAGTTCTCTCCTTTAGTTTCTAACAAGGCTTTAGCTGACTCTGGGAATAACTCTAGCAAATGCTGCTTAATCTGTAAAGCTATTTCTTGAATTTCTATCTGAGCTGATTCATGAGTCCGTAGCTTAACAAACTTAGCCCAGTTTAGTAAGTTAGCTGTAGCATAAAACTCAGTATAGTGTCCAACCGGAATCACCATTCTAGCTTGTTCTCTGGCTACTCCTAGTTTAATTAACTCTTTATAAGATTCTTCAGAGGAGTAATAAGCATTCTTAGCAATCTCATGAGCAACATCTTGAAAGCATCCAGGAAGATCAGCAGCAGATGATTGTTTATTCTTAGTGTCCTGCTGTCTCCAGCTCTTAGGATAGAAGAACTGTCCAATAGTCTTATCCGTATAGCGCATCGAGATCTCATTGAAGGATTGAGTACGATGACGCATCCACTCTCTAGCTACGAAGATCGGACACTCTACTTTGAAGGTAGCTGACAGATGCTCAAAGGGAGAGGTATGGAGATGGGTAGCTAGGAAGTTAATCAGCTTAATATCTTTAGCTGGGTCTTTCAATTCATCATTACCATAAGATACCCTAGCTGCTAAGCAAGGCATCATATCCTCATTAGAAGAAGCATCAGTTAATTTCGTGGAAGCTATTAATGTAACTTTCATTTTACTACTTTCGGTTCTAAATAATCAAATAACTCACCTGATCGCTGTAGTCTTCGAGCACTTAAATATGGCCTTATTTTCAATAAACAATTAAAAACATCTACTTGCTTATTTAATACCCATCTCATTGTGGGTTTTCTTCCTCTTTTAGAGTAATCATAAGGGCCATACATTCTGCCAGGAAATACGGTATGTACTCTTAAGACAGCATCAAAGTCCGTCATTTCTAGCTGAATTCTACAATGGTATTGTACTGTTTTACATGACTTGTCCTGCGCCATTGTAAAGCAGCCTTCTCCGTCAATAATACCAGCAATATAAGCTAATTCTTGTTCTTCTGTTATCTGCACTACTCATGCCCCTTATATCTCAAAGCTGCCACATCCTGCTTCAGTTCGTTAATCTCCTCAAACAGCTTCTCAATAACTACCGTACAAGCTGCACTATAAGCCAGTGAGAACTTATGAGAATCTAGGCTATCTATAAGATCCTTCTGATATCTATTCAGCATTAGACTTCTCCCATGTTTCAATAAGCTTATTAAGATACCACCTAGCTTTATTCAGATCTTCAGTCCCATTCTTATACTCATATCGCCACAGGTACTTAATGATGTTGCCTTTGAGGTAGCCCTTGAACTGGGAAGGCTCCATGGAAGCTTCGATAGCGTTGATGCATTCGATGCCTTTGTGGTTATAGTGGGCTGGATTGTTTACGTTGTCTTTCTTCTCCCATACATTAGGGTTAATGCTTGGATCGTTAACAACACTATTCATCGTTCCCGGAACCCCTATAAAGCCTCTACGCTTCTCCTCTTCAGCCTCTTTTTTAAGTCTTAACATTTCGACTTCCCAGCAGCTCATCCTTTCCTCCCAACATGAAGTCTACCATGCTTAGCCGCGATCAGCATAGCTATGGCTGTAATGCCTATAATCAGTAAACCAATAGCAGCTGCAATGATAGATGGTAGCAACACAAGGAACCAGCTCCAGTCAATCAGATTGTGTAGCTTAGCGATAATAAATATCACTGTAATCAAATGTATCCACATAATATATCCTCCAAGTAATTAGGGGAGAAGATTGCTCCTCTCCCCTGTGTTAGTTACTTACCTCGTGCAGCACCTTTACGGACTGGAGCAGCAGTC